TGATTGGTTGTTTCAGAGTTCCAGCTTCTAGTGATCCAGCTAACCCAATCTTTGAAACTGGTAGATCCAGATTGAGACTGAGTAGTTCACCTATTGATAGTCGTGTTCCTGGTGTCATCACAACCGCAGCAGAAGAGATCTTCTACTCACAAGGTGATATGGATAATACTCAGGAAGTTACACTTTCCCTGAGAAACGCTAGAGTTGAAACTGATGACAGTTTTCTCGAAACTAGAAGTATTGGAGATTCTGCTACTTCATCTACATCATTTACTAACGCTGGAGGTTCAACTGGTGAAAGCAGATTGACTGGTGAGTATTTGGATCCCCTGGCACAATCCTTCATTGTTGATGATCCTACTGGCATTTACTTGACTAGTATGGATATCTACTTTGAGAGAGTTCCAACAGATGATAATACTCCCGTTACTGTTCAAATTCGTGAAGTTGAACTGGGCACTCCTTCTCAAAGAATCTTGGCATACTCTGAGGTATCCAAAGGTCCAGAAGAAATTACAGTATCTAATAACGCTAGTGTGGCTACTAAGTTCACATTTGAATCTCCTGTTTATCTGAATGGACAGAGAGAATATGCAATGATTATTCTTTCTAACTCCACAGAATATGCTGTATGGATCTCTAGACTCGGTGAGTCTGATGTATCTACATTGGGAAGAGAAGAGGGACAAGTACTTGTTTCTACACAGAGACTTCTGGGTTCATTGTATAAGTCACAGAATGCTTCTGTATGGACACCTTCACAGTATGAGGATCTTACATTCAATCTGTTTAGAGCTGTCTTTGCTCCTAATGGTTCCGTTCAGTTCTTTAACCCACCATCTCCAGACGAATATTCAGTAATGAGACCTAATCCACTCGCGATGACTTCAAACACCATCAGAGTTGGACTAGGAACTACTGTTACAGATACTGGTATTGCTGATGGTAACTTGATTACACAGATTGGTAGTGAAGCTAGTGGTAGATTTGTTGGATTAGCTGGTTCAGTTACTAGTACATTAACACTTACGAATGTTGGTACTGGTTTCACTCCATCTAGTGCATATTACACCTTTACTGGTATAGCACTCACTAGTTTGACCGGTAATGGTATCAATGCAACCGCAGATATTACGATTGAAAATGGTATAGCTATTGGAGCTACCATTGTTAATGGTGGGAAAGGATATGCACTTGGTGATATTTTACAACCAATCAGTATTGGCAATCTTTCACTTGGTGAAGGTATGAAACTTTCTGTAAATGATATTTACGGAGAGAATGAGTTGGTTATCGAAGGTGTTCAGGGTACATTCTCCACCGGAGCATCCAATACTCTTCTTTATACTAACAATAGTGGTGTAACTACAGCTCTCAATCATCCTGGAGTTGTTAATCCAGTATCACCTATTAGAGAAGTTAGTGATGGTCTTCACTTTGATGTATTCCATAGAAACCACGGAATGCACGCAACTGGAAATGTTGTAACTCTAAGTGGAATGAATACGAAGACACAACCAACTACACTAACTGCTGAATATTTGATCACAGACACAAGTGCTATCTCAATCGCCAGTTCCACAACTCCAACCAACTTTGGAGAGTTTGAGGGTATTGGAGTTGGGGCAACTAACCCTGGTTATGTGAAGATTGGTTCTGAGGTTATTGAGTACACTGGAGTGGTTGGAAACACCCTTACAGGTGTCACTAGAGGTATTGATACCACACAGGTTGGTAGACATACTGTAAACAACCTTGTACAAAAGTATGAACTGAATGGTGTTTCGTTGAGAAGGATTAACAGAACTCACAATCTTAACGGATCCACTAATAATAATAGAATCACCCTCGATACTTATCCTATTAAGATTGATATGAGTGATGTTAATGTTGGAGTAAATCGTAGTGGAACTGGATTGAAGAAACTCTTCTTTGGTGAAACTATTGAAGGTGGTGGTCCTAAAGGTAAGGCAACATACAATGTTCCTTATGAGATGATTATTCCTCAGATCAATACCATGGAACCAACTGGTACCAATATTGCACCTTCTGTTAGAACCACTAGTGGAACAAGTGTATCAGGAAGTGAGCCATCATTTGTTGATAAGGGATTTGAAGAAGTTTCAATGAGACAGGAAAACTTCTTCCCAGAACCAAGAATTGTGGCTTCTGGTATTAATGAAAATCTTTACCTGGATGAACTTCCTGGCAATAAGTCATTCACAATGAACTTAGATCTAATCACTGATGATACAAGAATCTCACCAGCTGTCGATCTTAATCAAGCTTCTGTCATCTTTACTACAAATAGAATTGATGAACCCATTACAGATTACGCTACTGATCCTAGAGTCAATACTACAAAGAATGATCCTAATAGATTCTTCTATGTGACTAAGAATGTGGCTCTTGAAAATCCAGCATCGGCTTTACAAATTTTCTTGGATGGATATGTTCCACAAGATGCAGATTTGAGATGTTTCTATTCGTTGAATCAAGATGGACCTGTTGATGAAGTAATCTTTGTTCCTTTCCCTGGTTTTGGAAACTTCAATTCAAATGGAACTATTCTAAGTCAAGGAAACAGCAATGGAGCTCCCGATCTAGACGTACCTAAGATTGATGTCTTTACACCTAATCCCAATCTCAATCTATACAGAGAATATAAGTTTAGTGTAGATCAACTACCAGCTTTCAAGTCATTTAGAATTAAGGTAATTGGTTCTTCTACGAATCAGGCAACTGTTCCGATGATTAGAAACTTCAGAGCAATTTCACTAGCATAATGAGTAAGATTCCGGTTAAAGATCATAGAAATCTATATCGCGATGGTTCTTCAACGGCCATCGTGAATACAGATAGTGTAGGATATCAAGCCTATGTTGCAAACAGAGAGAAACTTCTCACTGATAAACAAAGAATTGATAACTTAGAGAGTACAGTGGAAGAGATCAAAGGTGATCTCACAGACATTAAGAATCTACTGGTTCAACTGGTAGATAAATAGAAAAAAAGTTGTTTAAATAATGGCTCAACCTACCAATAGACAAGAATTAGTTGACTATTGTCTTAGACAACTTGGTGCTCCTGTATTGGAAGTCAACGTTGCTGAAGAACAGATTGACGACCTAGTTGATGATGCTATTCAATACTTTCAAGAAAGACACTTTGATGGTGTGGAGAAAGTATATCTAAAATATCAGATCACACAAGGTGATATTGACAGAGGAAAGGCAAGACCAGGTGATTCATCGGTAGGGATTGCTTCTACTAGTGCAACCACTAGTATTGTTGGAACTGCTACCACATTTACATACTATGAGAATAGTAACTACCTACAAGTTCCTTCTAATATTATTGGAGTCAATAAAGTATTCCAATTTAATTCCACCGCAGCTGGATCTGGAATCTTCAATGTCAAATATCAGTATATGTTGAGTGGTGTCAACCTATGGGGTGGTGCTGGATTCGATTTACTATCATATTCGATGACTATGAGTTATTTGGAGACAATGAACTTCCTCCTCAATACTCATAAACAGATTAGATTCAATCAAAGATCTGACAGGATGTATCTAGATGTTGACTGGAACAACTTACAAGTAGATGAGTTCTTAATTATTGAGTGTTACAGAGGACTTGATGGAGAAGATTACTCAAGACTCTGGAATGATTCTTTCCTAAAACCATATCTAACTTCACTTATTAAGAGACAGTGGGGTATGAACCTAATCAAGTTCCAAGGTGTAAAACTACCTGGTGGTATTGAGTTTAATGGAAGACAAATTTATGATGATGCTGAAAAAGAATTAGAGACAATTCGTGAGAGAATGACATTTAATTATGAACTTCCTCCTATGGATATGATTGGTTGATATGGCACTTAATCCTTTCTTTTTAAACGGTACGAAGTCAGAACAAGGTCTCGTACAAAGTCTTATCAACGAACAGTTGAGGATGTATGGTGTCGAGTGCTATTACTTGCCTCGTAAATATGTCACAACTAACACAGTAATCAAAGAAGTTATCGAATCTAAGTTCAATTCTGCCTATCCACTAGAAGCATATCTGGACTCTTATGAAGGATTTGGTGGTCAAGGAACAATTTTGTCTAGATTTGGTATTGAAGATAAGGATGATTGTACTTTAATCATCTCTAGAGAGAGATATGAGAACTATATTTCCCCTTTAATTGAAAATTTACCTAATGTTGGACTATCTTCACGTCCAAAAGAAGGAGATTTGATCTATTTTCCTCTTGGAGACCGTATTTTTGAGATAAAATTCGTAGAACATGAGCAACCTTTCTATCAATTAAAGAAAAACTACGTCTACACACTCACTTGTGAACTATTCCGTTATGAAGATGAGGTTGTAGACACTGGAGTTAGTAAAATTGATGATAATTTGGTTGATTTTGGTTATATTCAGACCCTAAACATGATTGGAGCAGCTGTTACAGCTACTGCAACTGCTGGAATTTGTACTTTGGGTGCTGTAAATCTCATCAGTATCTCAAATATGGGTAAAAAATACTCATATAGACCAGAAATTGGATTCTCTTCCTCACCAGGAACGACCACAGTTGGTATTGCATCTGTTACTAATGAGTTTATTCAGTGTGATGGAATGTATGGTGGTATGATTGATGCTATCGACCTAGTAAATGCTGGTTGTGGGTACACTGTCAAACCAATGGTGAGTATCACTCCGTCTGGAAATGATGATGGTAATAGTGCCACAGCAACTAGTGGTATCTCAACCAATGGTTCTATCCAGTTTGTAACAATTACAGGTGGTGGTTCAGGATATACTACAAGTCCAAACTTCACTTTTGTTGTTGGTGGTGGAAATACTACTGGTGTTAGTACTGGATTTGGTTATGGTGTCATCAATAACGCTGGTGTTGTTACTGCGGGTTATATAAGATATGGTGGTGAAAACTACAATCTTACAGGAGTTACAACTATCACTAGTGTAACCATTGATAATCCTGTTGGACTTGGAGCTACTGTTGGTGTTGGAACTTTCATCTTCAATGAAGTTGTTACTGGTGGAACATCAGGAACCACAGCTAGAGTTAACTCTTGGGATGGAACAAGTCTTGAACTTACTATCAAAGTTGTTGACGGAACATTCTCAGGAAATGAACTTGTTATTGGACAAGAGTCCGGTGCTTGTTATGCACTCAGATCACAGATTGTTGATGACTTAGTTACACCATTCGCAGACAATGATAATATTCAAACAGAAGCAAATAAGATACTTGATTTCACTGACAGTAATCCTTTTGGGGATCCTTAAATATTATCTTGTTAAATAGTAGTATATCTAAACTACAGGACGATGTTTGAGTATTTCTATAATGAGATCCTTAGATCCACAATCATTGGATTTGGGTCACTCTTCAACGGTATAGAAGTTCAACACCAGAACGACTCAGACCAAGCCGTGAGTGTGATTCAAGTTCCTATTGCATATGGACCTACTCAAAAGTTTCTTGCTCGTATGCAACAAGAAGCTAATCTGAATCGTCCTACTCAGATTACTCTTCCTAGAATGTCATTTGAGTTTAAATCACTCACTTATGATCCTTCAAGGAAAACAACAAAGAATCAAACATTTGTAACTAGAACACCTGACGGTAGTGAGATTAAGAGAGTATATTCTCCTGTCCCATATAACATGGGATTTGAACTCTCTGTCTATACTAAACTGAACGATGATATGTTACAAATCGTCGAACAGATTCTTCCATACTTTCAACCACAATACAATCTCTCAATCAAGTTTCTTGGAAATCTGAATGAGATTAGAGATGTTCCTGTTGTTCTTGATAGTGTGAGTATGGATGATGATTATGAGGGTAACTTTGAAACCAGAAGAGCTTTAGTTTATACTCTTCAATTCACAGCTAAGACCTATCTATTTGGTCCTATTGCTGACGTTTCAGGAGACATTATCAGAAAGGTTACCGTTGGTTATCTTGCTGGTTCCAAGGGTGGTGGAGTTGCAACAAGAGACCTTACATATCAAGTTACACCAAGAGCTACTAAAGATTATGACAATAGTTTAGTTAGTAACTTGGATGAAGATGTTGATATCTCACAAACAACTATCAAGATCACAAATCCTGGCGGTGTTACTGAGAACACTTATGTTTATGTTGGTACTGAAGAGATGTTCGTTGAGAAGATTGTTGGTGACAACATAAGAGTTAGAAGAGGCCAGGATAATACCAAGGCTTCTATTCATGTTCTTGGTACAGATGTTTATAGTATCACCAAGGAAGATAACAAGTTGATCGAATTCGGAGATGACTTCGGATTTAGTGGTAGTGTTTTTTGAGGTAATCCATGACTAAGTATGAGAAACTTGATGAAGCTTTTGATGTTGAGCCCACAGAAGTAGAAGTAACGGAAAGGAAGATTGAAAGAATCAAATCCGGTTCAGAGGATATCAAGAGAGATTACGAATACACCAGGGGTAATCTCTATTCAATCATTGAGAAAGGGCAGGAAGCTATCGATGGCATCCTTGAACTGGCTCAAGAGAGTGAGATGCCTCGTGCGTATGAAGTCGCAGGTCAGTTAATTAAGAATGTGGCAGATGCCACAGATAAACTCCTAACACTCCAACAGAAGTTAAAGGATGTTCAGGAAGAGAAAGATACTAAAGGTCCAACCACTGTAAATAATGCATTGTTTGTTGGTTCTACAGCTGAATTACAAAAACTCTTGAAGAACAATACACCAGATAAATAACTAAAAAGATAATAAAATGGCTACCCCGTCAGTCAATATTGTTATACCACAAGCTTCTGATTTTAGTTTTACACATATCTCTAAAAATTCTGATGGAAGTCTGAAGAATTTGAATGGTTTCACTGGAGAGTCAAAGTTAAAGAAGCACTCAACCTCTCTGACATCCCATTCCTTCACTGTTGGTATCAATACCATCACATCTGTGGTATCTCTTGCTATGACTTCTGGTGTATCTGTAGATATTAAATCAGGAAGATATCTTTATGATGTAAGAATCACATCATCAGGTGGTTCTGTAGAAAGAATTCTTGAAGGAACGGCAGAAGTCACAGCAGGAATCACTACTTAATTTGATGAAGAAGTAGAGGAGATAAATAGTATTTCAGGGAGAGAAATCCCAAAGTACTGCACTAATAGAATGTCTAACGAAGACCTGCCGTCAATAAATGATATAGTAGAAGAGAGCAACTTGCCCTCTTACAAAGATTTTATCGAAGTTAAACAGGAAGAGGAACTTCCTTCTGTTGAAGAATATATTGAAGAGAAAGTTGTAGAAACTTTAGAAGAAGATATTGAAACTGTTTTATCAGAAACTGCTCCAGAGTGGTCGGAATTAGTACGCCTTGTAAATGATGTAAGAAAGGATATACCGGAAATACCGGAGATTAAGTATTATGATGAACAACTAAAAGAATTAAGTGATAAATTATCACAAATTCAAGATTTAAATGAAGACAAACTAACTGAAATTGAATCAAAGATACCTGAACTCCCTGAGGTCAAGTATTATGATGCAGATATTCAATTCATTTATGATAAGATTGGTCGTATAAAGGAAGAAATCAATTCTCTTCCAGAAGTAAAATATTACGAGAGTGATCTCAATTCATTAAAATTAAGAATTGAAGAAGTAAATCAAAATATTCCTACATTTCCTGACTGGGTTCAGGAAGTTCAAGAGGTTCCAGATTTCTCTTGGATTGGTAAAACTTTCAGTATCATTGATGATGACTTTAATAAGGTTCAAGGACATCTTGATCTTATCAGAGAAAAGATTGACTATCGTGTCAATGAATTAAACGATACTATTGCAACTAAAGAATTTGAGTTAAAGATAGATGTAAAAGATCTTACTGAGAATTTCAATCAAACTGTTGTAAATCTTGAAGAGACAAAGGATAAACTTCTTAAACAAGTCAGAGATGTCTCTACTAGAATTTGGGAGCAACATCACGAGTTCAAAGATGATGATAGAAAATTAAAAAAATCTATCATAAGTGAGCAGAATAAACTAAAACAATCTCTTCAAGAACAAATCAAAGAGATTGATA